CTGGAGTTCCTAATCTAGAAGTGATATTCGGCAGGTCATTTTCTAGCCAATAGTACTGTCTATAATTGGACAATTTGTCAATGTTGATTGGAGGTTGATATGAATAATGTGTTTGCTTCCATAAACTGGCATGACTGGATGTTGATCCTCCGTCAGCTTGTATTTTGTTTACAGTGTCAATATAGGTTGTGGCAAAATCAATATTTTCACCATCAGTCTTATAAATTACTGTTGGCTCCAATTGATAGTTTTGTCTATCTGAAGAAGACTCATCTAAAAATAAATCATTTGTCCTATAACTTGGTCTATATCTTTGACCTACATATGCATTCAATCTATCTAGTACTGTAGGTTCAATTAATTGATCAATTGTGCTAGATATAAATCTTTTGTTTTTTTCTGTTTGAAATATTCCAGGAAGAAGTGAACTTGAAGATCTAGAAGATTTGCTCATTAGTAGTAGCCTCCACTAGTACCTCCTGTTGTCGTTGTTACAGAACTTGCTACTGTGCCTGTTGTACTTGTTGTTCCTGTGGTGCTTGTAGATGTTGTTGTGCCTGTTGAAGAAACAGTGGTTGATGAAGAAACAACAGTGCCTGTTGCTTTAATAGTTTCTGCAGATATTGAAGTTATTATTTCAACATTATCTACAGTGGCACTACTAATAAAAATTTGGTTGTCTTCAGCGTACACTTGGAACAGAGATCCAAATGAATTTCCTGATTCAGACGGAACAATCACAACACTAGACACATCTGGTGCTGTTTGGTTATGTATATAAGCTGCCAATTCTGTAAAGTAAAAATTTTCTCCGAAGTCCCAAAAATCAATACTAAAGAAAGTGTCAATGGCACTTATTACATCTGATTTAATTTGACTGTCACTTATTGTAGCGTTTTTATTTTTAACAATTTTAAATGTTGCCTGTAACTTAGAGTCTGCTCCTGGTCCAAACAATAATTTGAATTCGCCAGGATTAAAAATAATTTCATCACTTACACTTTTAAGTGAATCTAAGTTTTTCAAATAATCATTTTCGAGTTCAAAAATTGTTGGTTCGCTTGGTCTGGTTGTTGTTTGATTATTTCGCAACCATTCTCTAATATTTTCATTGTATGACCTAGTGATTACATAGATGTCAATTAAATTAGAAACTGCTGGATCTATTCTCCTATTTCTAGGAGCTCCATGGTTATAGTTATATAATAGATCTTGTCTGCCTAATTTAGCAGTATATCCAGTGGCGGACACTAACTCATCTTCTGTGGAGTCATAAGTTTTAAAAGTGTCAGAATCATAAAAATAAAATAATTGTCCATTAGGATAAGCACTAGGTTGTGTTATATCATCTTCTGTTGCCACAACAACAAAATTAGTGTTGTCGATAATATTAGTTTCTTCGAAACCACTTGTTGTTGTTGTTTGTAAGAAGACGTATTTTTTTGTAACATCTGTCTTAGGATCGACTATAAGAGTAAAAAGGTCAGGATTGTCAACGACTCCGTCATCATCGGCGTCAAAAAATCCAACCTGCATTTTTCTTGTGTCAGCGTATCCGTCTGAATCAAGGACATTTTTTACAATTTGCCAATCATAATCAAATGTTAAATTTGATACAAAATCTGCTTTTGTATTTGATTTTAGAATCCTTATTTTATCTTTAATTGTAAATCCTGTTTCAGGATCATTAATTTTAACAGTTTCATCAAAATAAAATTTATTCCTTGACGCTGACTGAAAAATATACCTTGTTGATCTATTAGATACAGTATAGGATACGCCATTGGTTTCAAATCTTATTAGCCATGATGAGTCTAAGTTCGAATCTGTTGTGTCTTCAGCGTTAGCCAGTGAAAATTCGCCAGTGTTAATATTATCTTGATCAATAACATACCATTCTTCTTTAACAGCATTGTATCCAAGTCCAAAATTTTTGTAGTTTTTCACGTTGTCTATTATTGAAGTTTTAAGAGTAGAACTCACAGTTGATACAAATGAAGGAATAATTTCAGCCAATTCTGCTGTGGTAGGAACCAGTTCATTTAACACAATTGGACCAGTTCCGTCTGATAAGTTTCCTTGTCCTCCGTTGGATCCATCACCTTCTATTGAAATAACTTTACACCAAATAGTATCAGCTGATCCTGGATGACCAGCTGTGCCGGTCATTAATGTTCCATTTTGTGTCATAAAATGCTTGCCACTAGGAGCTGTAAATTTTAGTAATGTGTTAGGTCTTACGTACAAAAGATTGGTTGAAGTAAAACTTCCGACCGATAATGGTCCAGTGTCTTGAATATATCCAGTTACTTGGTTGGTTGTTTGTGTGCTTTTATTCCAAGTTTTTGTTCCACCAGCTGATATTCTAGCAAAGTTACTGTAATAGTATTGCCTTAGTGAACTTGATTGAATTACATCAGTTAGATCTGTATCTATAACATTTTCAATGTCTGTATCGATCGAAAATTGGAAGTCAAATGTTTCTGTATCTTCTTCTGTGTATAATACTCCATCATCGGATACAATGTCAGTTTGTGAATAAACTCCTGTAGGATCAGTGATATCTAAAAATCTAGATATGCCAGAAGCAGATCTAACCTGTGCTTTTGCTTTTACAATTGATGGATTTTCTGTCAGTGGAACTATTTGATAATCTTCTGCAGACACCATACGGTTGTTTGTATAATATGATTGCGGAGCTAAAGTTTTAATATCGTTGATTGTCTGTGATCTTGATGCATTTGAAACATTTGATTGTAAAGAACAATTCAAAGTAATTGTATTAATTTGTCCCGACTTGCTTACATAGTCTACACTTATATTAATGTTTTGGACATCGCTTTTATTAATTTGATATGTAAGTCCATTGCTTTGCCTAAAAAAGGATCTAAAGTTGCCTTGCGGCAAAGTGCCATACACGCCATCCGAAAATACAAGATCGATTTGATCATTGGCTTTTGACACAACAGCAAACTGTTCTGTTTCTGTTTTTTCAAGGTTATTGTAAATTACATTGTTTCCTATTATAGCAGGTACTTTAGTCCATTTTTGTTCTACTACTCCATTTTGGTCTAACTTGAACAGGAACACATCATCGTTGTTAATATTATTTTCTGTGATGGATACAATTGTGTTTGGAGCTGTGTTTGTAATAGAAAAGTCCTGTGAATTAAGATTTCCTTGTTTGAAATGAACAAAATATCCTGTGTTGTTTGATCCAAAGCCTTTACTGTCATTTTTATACAACAATGAAAGGGAATTTCCTAGCACTGGTGCTTCTTCGTAAACATAGGACTCATTGGCAAAAGAACAAGGCACAACCTCAAATTCCATGTTGATTCCATTAATTGACTTACTGAACGGATATATCGGAAGATCAAAATTAGATCCATTTATTCTATACAATTGTGTTGGCACTCCTGCTATGGTGCTACTCAATTCAGGTTTGTTGACAAACTGATTTTTTGGGAGTGATGCATTAAGCACTGAATTAAATTGATCTTGCCAATTGTCGTTAGTCAAGTCGTTCCATAGGATCGGAGTGTCTGCTAGATTCTGTCCGTTACTGTCTAGGACTGATTCAGTGGTTGTGATGGATTGTATTTTTAAGAAGCCGCTACCAGATATTGTTCTTTTAGGCTGATATGAAATAAGTCTAGCTAAACGTAGAACAGATTCTTTACGTTCAGCGAGATCAATAAAGTTTTCTCTGGAATTCAAATCAACTCTATATGATATAGATTGGGCAACATAGGCAATCATATCAATTAGAGCCACATATTCAGATGACTCAATGAAATCATTAAAAGATTCAGGATAATTTAATTTGAGATAATCAATTAAAGTACGTCTAATAGTATCAAAATCGTATGACTTAAAATCAGCTTGAGAAAATGTTCTATAAATTTTTTGCCAAACTGTATTAGCTAAAAGAGTATTTTGTCGATTATTTGTTGCCATTTAAAATATTTATTTGAAAGATTAACGTAGCACTTAATACGATTGGCTTGAAAACACCTGCGTCTGTCCTTGTAACAAACCTTGTTGGTTATCAAATAGTAAATTAATAGATTCTCCTAGTCCATATCCTATGTACAGTATAGTCATTCTCACTTGTTCAACTTCTTGGATGATTAGATCTTTTGTTTCGCCATCCAAAGGATCAAAAACATATGACCAAATGTTAGTGCCAAAGTCAGGATTTTCTAATTTTTCACCTTTTCTAATGTTGAAATGGTTGAGTAAATCTTGTTTTACTAATTCAACGTCATATAATTTTGGATTTTTGAACTCTCTACCTTGTGTGGAAAATCCACTGTATACTTGGGCATTAGGCGTCTTTTGTGGTGTTGCTTTTTGATTTTTGTATGTTACTACTGCCATTTGTTGTATTTACTACCTATTATATTCTT